CAACTATACAACTCCTCTATCAGTCTCAGTTTCCCCAGTTCTCTCGTCAGTATTGTCGAGAACAGGGGTGTCGCTGTCTGACTCAGATGGAGTGGACAAGCCTTCGAGTGAGTCGTACTGTTCTTTGCTTCCACCATAAAATAGTTTCTCCAGAACTGGGCGGTTTTCGTCGGCTTTCTGAGTCATCATCTTGTTGAAAGAGGCTACCTCCGTGAATCCTTCTGCGGGTTGGTTGTACTCGCTCACGAACACAGTCTTACCCATATCTTTCAAAACTTGCAGCAACGTCCTGAACATAATGAAAGAGAACTGTTTTCCGTTATAACCCTTGGTTCCCGCATACGGTGGGTCAAAGTAAATCACATCATACTTTTCGAAGGGGATATCGAACATACTGCCGCATACGAAATCCAGTTTGGTTTTGGACTTTCTGGAACGCATGGTGTTCTCTACTTCGTGGAATCTATTTAGATTGGTTGCCTGCTCCAGATGCGTCAGGTTTTTAAGCTCGGCCTCGCTCAACTTGTCTTTGACCAAACAGCCCACAAAGTCTCGGATTGCCTTTCGCCGCTGTTCCATAGTCGGGAGCGAGATAGCATTGTGCATCAGAGTCTTGTACTTCGTTCTGGACTCACCCCACAAGTATTCCATTCCATTGAAACCGAAGCTGCAAGTGTATCGTATTAGGAAATCGTAGAGAGTCTCATTACGGTCTCTGGCTGCATAGAACTCCTCCTTGCTCACCACAGGGAAGTTTTCGTAATCAATCTTTTCGAAATCCACCATCGTGGCTTGCAACAGTCCAATGATGGCTTTGTTTATGTCATATCCAGTAACCGTCTTGAATTTACCAGACAGCGTTGCGGCCTGAACGATGGCCCCGCCACCGCAGCAACAATCTACGAAATTAGTACCAGACGGCAGTGCGGCGACAATTCGCTCCGCAATCGTGTTTTTTGAACCCTTGTAGGGCAGTCCATATACCATAGTCATTCTCCTATAAAAAAAAACCCTCCCAGAATGTAGTAATTCGGAGAGGGTTTGACTAGGTATTAGGGAGTGAGTTATCTTGGCTTGCCTCTTCCGTCAAGGAAAGACCTGTCAATCCAAGAACCAGTCATCGCACGATGGATGTAGTTCTCGGCTTTCTGCAAGTCCACCTCGACAGTTTCGGGGCCGCCTTTGAGACCGCTGCGGAGTAGATACTTCAACGCCTGAGCGATATTGTATCTCTGTCTCGGAGTGAGACTACGCTTCGGATTTTCAATGACTTCTTCCAGAATGTCAATGACTTCCGTCTTGCCTCCCTTGTAGTGGTCTGGGTCGCACAGGTCTTGAACACTGGGCTTTAGTGCTGGATTGGGTTTAGCGATGTTCATAGTGTTATAACCAAGTTAGGGAAAAACTTAAAACCGCCGCTGCGAGCCAGTAAACGGACATACGCAGGTCACACTTCACGATGTACGGCACTGCTGATGCGACATCCAAGATGATAAGTATTGTTGGGAAAATCTTTTCTTTTGGCATCAAGCCTCCGTGATGATTGTGAGTTTACAACGACCGCCGAGTCTGGCGAGTTCGCCCATTAGCTGAGTGAGGGCAGCCTTGCTTTCGGTCAGTTTCCGAGTCGTGAGATTTGCTCCATTCCCAATGAGAACGCAACCGTTCGAATCCTTGACGGTGTTACCTTCATGGATACGAAAACCCCTTGCAGCAATTATATAATCGTTCCAGATGTGCGGACGAAGTGAGCGGAACTTTGGTGAGTAATTCACTTCTACCCGATATCTCCCATCTGGAAGAAGGTTCGTTGCATTCTCCAGCGTGAAATATGTACCGATGTTCGAACCTGTGAGTGTGCCCATAGCGACGGCACTGGTCTTTTTTACTCGTCTAAGTGTTATCATTTTAACCTACCTTGATGATGTTTTCAGTTTCTTCAACTGGTATATTGTACTTTACGCATTCTGGAAGAATGAACTCTTGGAACAATTCCTGACTTCGGAACCCGTTGAGTTCGCACTTCTCCAGAACTACGTGATCCTTTGAACGGAGTCTGTTGCTGCGTTCGTCTAACTCTAGCAAACGTGACTTCATATACTCAACGGAAGCGGTGAGTCCATAGCTTGTGGTGAGTGATGTGTTGTCTCGACTTGCTTCGAGTTTCAATTTTTCGAACCAGTTCTGGATTGTTGAACTGGCGTAGTTGAGCTGTTCAGGTCTTGCATCTGGGTCGAGTCTAATCAAGTCAATTCTCGTGCCTTGCGGAGTCTCCATACAGAAGCCGTCAAAGTTCAATCTAGGATTAAACAACGAGCGGAGTATGGGGTTTTTCAAGGCCCCGAGTACTACCGACTGAGGTCTGATGGGGATATTATAAGTTCGTTCGTCCTTTGCGATATAATCAAGGAGCGAGTGAGCCATTTCTTGTTGAACGAGCAAAGCCTGACCGTTGTAGACGTTCCCGAACAGTTTGTTCAGGTAGTCCTGATTCTTTGTGAACTTGTTCATAATCAAGTGCAGAAGGTTAGAACAATGGAAGTTCTGAATTCTACGCTTGATACCAGAGTCGTCAAAGTAGATGTACTTATTGGAACTAATCACAAAGTTCTGATATGTTTCAGCAACGATTGGGTCTACACCCTTGCCTTCGTACTGGAAATTGTCTCGACCAGTCATAGATTTAATTAGTGCCTGTAACTGCTTACCGTTGTCAGAGTCCTCGTATTCGCTGATAGACACCAGACGCTTTCCGAGAAGACTGATTGTGAATCGGAGCTGCTGAGTGGAGAACGCAGTAAACGAGTCTCCAAACATACGATGCAGAAGACTGATGAACTTAGACTTACCGTTGCCTCCAGCGTCGAAGTCGTTCAGGTATAGAACATAACCAGTGGCACTATTAGGAACACGAACCATAAAATGCACAAGGTTATATAAGGCAACCCAGTCTTCACCTGTTCCACCAGCCACGAGAAACATAAGGAACATAGCCCTGCGAAGCGAGATGTCATTTATCAACTCCTGATTAACAGTGGTCATCTGGGAACAGACATTCCTATACATCTGCCCGTTACGAGTGAAGAAACCGTGAGGTTCGTCCTTTGCGAAACTGGAAATGATTTTGATTCTTCGCAAGTTCGGGGCCATCTTCGTGAAGACTCCATCATACGGCCCATCATACGGCTGTTTGCGAAGCTCTTTGAGTCCGTTGAACTCCTCGCTTGTACCGTTTGTGGCAACTCGTGTAATCAGAAGTCTTGCGGCAATGATGTCATCGTCAGCTTTGAGACCTTCAAGTGGCATAGTTTCGGCAGAGCAGTTCCGCATCTTGGGAATGAGTCTGAAATCCCCATCTCTGTTTCGGTAGATGTTCTGCATGATGAAGTCCACTTGTTCGTCGTTGAAGTAGAGCGGTGTCAGGGCCATAGCGTCCTTACCACGGAACGCTTCGAGAATTTCTTGGTCGCTCGGTTCCATATCCAAGTACACAGAGAGGATTTCTCGCTGCTGGGCGTTCTTACTTACGGCAATCATCGTCTCAATGATTTTGATGTAGTTCTCACTCGGAGTCATCTTGTCGAAGTCAATGGCGTTCATCACGACAGTCTGCGACTTCTTCGGAAACTGACCCAGAATGTTCAATACTCTTTGAAGTTTACTCACAAGGCCTCCTCCACGAAGTCTGCCATACGGAAAATGACTGCGGCACACTGGGCGAGTTCTTGCAGACAGCGAGCCTTGTCTTTTTCCAGATAAGCGGTAGTCGCTTCGGCGATTTCTTCTTTCAGAATGAGTGTCGCACGGTAAGGGGGTCTGGAGTTGAGCGGCTTCAATATATCTTCATAGTGCTTTGCAGAAGCAACAGTCGGAAAATCCGTGAACTGGTCAGCGAACACAGGGTGTTTTTCCTTGGCACCCTTGTACTCGGTCATAACCATTTCAAGAAAATCATCGTACTTCATTAGATTACCTCAGTCCAAGGGTATAATAATTTGGAGAGTTCGGAAAGAGACTTTGGTGTCTTGATACCCTTTGCACGACGAGTCTTAGTGTCGCCCAAGAATGTGGTGATCAAATCCTTTCGACCCCAGAGCCAGAAGTTTTCGTCCAAGTCTCTCTGATACTGGATGTAGTCAATTTTGTCCTTGTACTTCTCCAAGTCCTTAATATCAAATGCGAACACACCATATCGACTTTTAATACTTCCGTTACGAGTATCCATTAGCGTGTTAGAGAACTGGATTGTTCCAGCTTCGGGGACATCACGAGTAGTCCACAGGAAGTAGTAGTTCCTGTGTTCAAAAGGTTTTCCGTCAAACGCCGCATACTTACTAGACGCAGCCTTGTGCCACTTGTAGATGAAATCAGTCCATTCATAACGGTTCCAATCCAAGTCTAGTGTAGGCTTGACCAGATTCCTGAACAATTCATACACCACTGCCTTTTCGTGGTTCTTGTTGATAGCATCGGAGTAATCCCGTCCACGTCCGTCCAGAAGGTTGCCGTCCTTATCGTAGATACCATAGTTGTTCACATCACGGAAGTATGCCTTTTCAATAAAATCCTCTTCTAAGAGCATATCGTACTTGTGGAGCATCTGATCGCACTTGATACGCAAAGCCTTTGCGTTTTCTTCCCCACGGACGAACACTGAGTCGGTGTTAATTTCAATTACATCTTCCCAGTTTGGACAGGCGAGAGCAAATTCCAGAATGCTCAACTGG